ACAGCAACATTCTTTTGACAAATATAATATATTATTCTTATTTAGACTAAATAAAAATAAGTAAATTTGTGAGGATAATAAAATATGTATGAAACTATACAAAGATTCCAAGGAACTGCCACTATTCAATTATGAAAGAATCACAGAAACAGGCGATTATAATTATATGATAAAGGGATATGATGGCGAGGAATTGGAAGAAGACAAAGAGCAACAGGAGATGCTGAAAAGTAAGTTTAACGACATCATCCGAGAGTATAGCATATCCATTAACGCCAAGACCAACGATCTGCTGATGCTGGGAAGCGCAGAGATTGCGAAGATTAACTTTATCAAATTCACCACACTGCTGGCAATCGTGGAGATGAAAGAAAGGCAGAATGCTTTAAGGCAGGAAATGGGACTGCCTGAACACTGGGAGGATATGAAAGAAGCCCTTGCGCAAATCAAAATCCGTAAGAGTGACAATCTGCAAGAGCAGAAGAAATATATAGAGGAAAGAATAGCAATGTGGCAGACCAACCTTGATAAGGCAATGCAGAACATTGAGAACAACAAGAAAGAAGCACAGGACAAAGAACCAGTCAATATCAACGATGCTATTGTGAGTATTGAGATGGTGCTGGAACGAACAATAGACCTTAATAAGACCAGCCTTTACCGATTTGGGAAGATGCAGGAAATGGCGATAAAGAAAGTAGAATTACATAACAAAAAATAAAACCTTATGAGTGATAAATTAGCCGTAATTCAGACAAAGGAGACTTTAGAAGAATTAGACAAATTGGAAGCAGGAGTGAACGACTTAATTCAGTCTTTTACTAAACTAAACACTGCCGTAGACCAAACCAATGCCAAACTGAACAGAGGAACGCCAAAAGAGACCATTGAGGGAATAAAAGACTTAGATGGTTATTCCAAAGAGTATATGCGAACGCTCAAAGATATGGCGACCATAGAGCAAAAGACACAGCAGATAAGACTAACCAACGCAAGAATAACCACCGAACAGGTGCGAGCAGCAAAGGAATTGGCAAACCAGCAGAATGCCGAAGCACGAGCAAAGAAGCAAGTCCTATCATTACAGGAGAAACAGAAAAAAATCCTGTCTGAAAGTATAGACCCCTATAAAAAGTTTACAAAACAGGTGCTGGATGCCAAGAACAAAGCAAAAGATTTGGCAGCGCTGATGGAACTTTTAGAGCAAGACTTTAAAAACGGTAAAATTGGAGTTTCTGCCTATGAAAAACAACTATCCAAACTATCCAAAGAATTTACAGAGGCAAAACTCAAAGCCATAGGGCTTGACTCTGCACTGAAAAAGATAGATAAAAGCGTAGGGGACAATCAGCGAAATGTCGGAAACTATCAATCAGCACTCAACGGAATGGGTAGTGGATTTGGTGGAATGATGAGCCGTGCTGGTTCTATCGCTGGGGGTATTCTTATGGCAGATGGTGCAAGAATGCTTGGAGACATTGCTGCTCAATCTTATGAGACCGTTCAGAAACTCAACGCCGTGAATTATGCGATGAAAGAAGTCTTCCAAACAGAGGAAGAAGTGGGCTACCAAAAGGAGTTTCTTTCAAGTGCCGCCGAAAAATACGGATTGGAACTTATCAGCCTTACGGACTCTTACACCAAGTTCAGCGCGGCAGCGAAAAACACCAGTTTGGAGGGCGAAAAAGCCAAAGAAGTATTTGAAGCCTTTGCTGGTGCTGGTGCTAAACTCGGTCTTCCTGCTGAACAGATAGAGGGAGTTTATACCGCCTTGGAGCAAATGGTGTCCAAAGGGAACATTCAAGCAGAGGAATTAAGAGGGCAGTTAGGGGAAAGACTCCCTGGGGCGATGAAGATATTCGCTGATGCTATGGGTGTATCCACTTCCGAATTGGATGACATGCTGAAAAAAGGGCAGGTAGTGGCAGGAGATGTATTGCCAAAAGTAGCCGAAGAGCTTAAAAAAGTCTATGGACTTGACACTATTGACAAGATAGACACCCTCGCTGGCGCACAGAATAGGCTCAAAAACCAATGGACAGAGTTCTTGGATACCCTTTCTACTAACAAGGATTTTATTAATGCTATTGCTGATATTTTGGAAATTGCCAAAGGTCTATTGGAAGAGTTTCTTGATTTAGCCATTACAGGAGGGGCAGATGGTGTGAGTGTAATGGGTGAGCTGAAAGATGTCTTTGAAGCCGTAGGCGATGTGATTAACGCGCTGACAGGTAATCTATTTGATAACGGTAAAGGCTGGGATTTGGTTAATTTGGTGGTTAATCAGGTTAAAACCAATCTCGTGGCTATTAGCACTGTTATTAAACTTGTTATCAAGGGTATAGAGTATTTTGTGAAGTCTATCAAAGATGCCATATTCGGAACAGAGGATGCTATCAAGATGTTGGGAGATTTTGGTTCTATCATTGACACCACGAAAGAGAAACTATCAAGCCTAAACAAAGAAAATACTGCGATACTTTCAGGCGATGAAAAAGCACTGGAAAATCTTAAAAACCAAAAGGAATTAGAAAACAAACTTATTGAAGCAAGGAAGAAAGGGCAGAAATACTTTGTTCATAATAACTTTTGGAGAGAGACCGCTGCAAACGGAAAATTCACTAATAAAAGAGCCAACGAATACACTTATGTAGATGGCGAACTCGTGCCAAGAAGCAGTGTAAAAGTGGTAGCACCACCAAAGGCAGGAGATAACAAAGCGAAGAAAAAGAAAAAAACACCAAAAGGCAGGGTAAAAAAAGAGAAAACACAGGAGCAGTTAGATAAGGAAGCTTTTGACAAGGCTCGTAAAGATTTGGATTTTGAGCATAACAAACTATTGGAGGAGTTCCGAAGACAGCGTGTAGAGGCTCAAAATGAACTTACAGGTTATGACCTACTCGTAAAGGAAATAGAAATAGATGGGCAGGTTATCAAAGAAAAAGATACATACTACACCAAACTACTCGACCTTGCCAAAAAATACAAGCAGGAACAAAGGGAAATAGAGTCGCAGAAATCCAAAGACCTATTCGATGAAAATGAAAGTCAGCAGGATAAGATGAGGCAACTCAACCAAGCGCTGTTGGAAAAAAACCAAAAGGAAATAGAATATATCAAACTTCTTGGTCAAGAAACTGCCGAATATAAGAAGCAGATGATAATGAACGACAAGAATATATCCTACAAGGATAAGCAGTATTTCTTGGAGTTATTAGAATACGACACTACCATAGCAGTCAATAAGAGAGAGAAAGAGAAATTGCAACTACTAAAAGAGCAATTGGAAGCAAAAAGGGCGCTTCTGCAAGAGCAAGGCAAAGACCTTAACGAGGATGAAAAAGTCCAACTCGCACAGACTGACTTGCAGATAACACAGCTGGACACTTCCATAATGGAGAATGAGAAGAACAAAGCCAATAAGATGTTCTTGCGTATTGTGGAGGGATTAGAGCCACTTAAAAACTTGGTAGAGCAGAACTTGGCAGACTTGGGATTAGATGCCGTAAGCAAGCAGTTTTCTGACCTATACAGCAAGATATTACAGCAAGGCAAGGACTTCTCTATGTCTTTCGCTGACTATATGAACACAGCCACAGCGCTAATCAGTGACTTTGCAGGAAAAGCAATATCATCAGGTAAGGAGCGAACGATTGCTGAACTTGATGAGGAATTGGAACGCTCGAAGATGATAACCGAAACAGAGTTAGGATTTATTGACAAAAGGCTTGATGCGCTTAATGGACTTTCTGAACTTACCGAGGAACAAATCGCCGAGCGTAACGCCTTGGAAGATGAAGCAATGGTAATCAAGGAACAGCAGATGCAGAAAGAGAAACTGATACAAGCGCAAAAGGCAAGAGCCGAACAAAGGGCGCAGGCACAACAGGCACTGATGAACGGAGCATTGGGAGCAACGCAGTCTATCGCTCAACTTGGTGTTCCTGCTGGTCTCGTTCCTGCTGGAATTGCTCTTGCATTCGGTGCGCTACAAGCAGGACTTATTATGAGTAAAAACCCAGTGCCTCAATATTTTGTAGGAACGAAAAACGCACCACAAGGCTGGGCTTGGACAGATGAGCGAGGCGCTGAAATCCATACCGACAAGCACGGAAACATTAAGGATTTGGGAAGCGACAAAGGTGCAAGGCTGAAATTCTTGGAGCAGGGCGACCGAATTTATACAGCATCAGAAACTCGCAAGATATTAGAGAACATCAAAACACCTGCGCTGGAAGATGTTCTACTATCCAATGGTATTGTTAAGAATATCCAAGTGCCGATGAACATCAACA